TGATAAAAGATTCATTTTATTCACCTGCATGGGTTTGATAGCAGCACGTTGTTCTTCTATAGATCTACCGCTACCACCTTTACCATACGACATACCCTGTGTGTTAATCACGTTGCCTCCAATCATCAGATCTACTATTTTTAAAGAAGTCTGCTATATCTTCTGCACCTTGAAATCCTCTTTTAGATTTACGTGGATCACCTATATCCAAATACTTAAGACAAGATCCGTCTTCATCTATTGCTAATCTTCTTGCTTGACTTAACATACCTCTCGCTGATGTGTTTGCCTTTGATAATTTCTCTGCCCATATCATATCATCTATTCCTACTTCTGTTCCTGCTGCAATTGATTTGCAGATTCCTTCTAACCGAAGGCGGTATTGTGTAGATAACATTTACTAATATGTTTGATAAGTTTGTACTATCTATTAACCTAACAAATACCTTTTTATTTTCCGTTCTGATTTCAAAAGAAATCTACTGATTCTTGTAAGAATTGGTACATTTTTTCTTCTATAAACTGGTAGTATTTCTTTGAAACGATGTGTCATTGCCAATATTCATCAAGTACATCAAAGCATTTATTAAGGTATTCATTCGCTCCTATACATTCCCACTTACCTTTCTCTCCGATCTCACACTTGTAGTGTAGTTCTCTTTTGAGTTGCATTAGTCTATTGGTCATTGCAACCTTGTCTAGTCTTCCGTTCATATTAGTCCTCTAATATACAATACTCTGCAGCATGGGGATTATTAAAATCTGGTAGATCTTCCCTTGCTTGTTTTATAGCGTTATACGCATCGTCTGCATACTCACAAATTTCATAGTGAGCGTTAAGGTTATCATGGTAACCTACTGTGTAATGTGACATTTTAACAGCACAATTCTACTATACTAGCTATAATAGTATAGCACTTGAGTATGTAGTTTGGTATCAATTATTGCTTTTTGCTGATATTACTGGGTTGCTTACAGCAACTCTCATCATGCTCTTTTTGTAGAGCATCTATAGCGTTCTTAATTGTAGTGATACGCTTTTTTGTTTGTTTTTGGGAGTTTTCCACTTCTGATCTTTGTTCCTGATGTCTCACCTTCACCTTTTGGATTTTTACCTGGATTGGATTTCCCTAGATTTACTGATTTGCTTGGTTTTTTACTTTGTGTATCGTGTAGTCTTGCAGGTTTGTCTTTGTCTTTTGTAATTACTGATTCTTGACCATGTTTACGACCAAGACGACGCATTACTTTTCCAAATCTACGTTTTGACATTCCTTTTTTAGGACTTGTTTGGTACGTGACCTCACGACCTGTACCTTCTTTGCCATCGTCAGATTTGTATTTATACTCTCCTACACCCTTCTTGTAACCAATACCCTTTTTCTTTAAATCTTTTTCGAGACCTTTACGTTTAGCTCGATTTTCTTTTTCATCTGATCCTCTGTCAGCACTTATGTTACCAGTCTGTTTTGTCTTAGACTTATTTAACATACGTGTAGTAGGGTTGCCCTCTACTAATTTTACGAAATCCTGATAATACATGACCTTTAAGTTTTCCTTTTGTGCTAACTTATTGGCAGTTGCATACATGACACTTTTAGCGTCATCACCATACAAACGATTGAAACTTTTCTTTTTGCGTTTCATCGCCATTACAATTTTTTCTGCCTTTTGATTAACAGCTGGCATTATCCACCAACTACTTGTATCTCTTCTAATGCTATGGCATTGCCTGTGACTGCTACCTTAGTAGCACGTTTCATAACTGCCTGAGGACCAGAAGCATATGTGTAATCTGCAGATGCACTGGAAGAATCTATATCGGTGCTAACGAAGTTACCTACAACTGCAGTTATCTTTTTACCTGCAGTTCCTGCAGAAAGAAAGTTGCTATCAATAGCAGGTGAAGTACTATCATCTTCTACAGCAATAAAATCGCCCACTGAGAATGGATGACTTGATGATGTTTCATGTAGGTGTCTACCTAATGTATAATCTGCTGTGGAATCATCAACACCTTTTACAATTTTTGCATGACCAGGCTTACCACCTTTAAGTAGTATTGCTTCGTCTTGAATTATTGTAATTGCAGGACCGTCATTAAATGCTACAGTAGCATCTCCTGCGGTTGCTACAACACGATAGAATCCAGTCTTTACAACTTGATATTCTGTCGCACCTGCTGCAATGGCGTTAGTACTTAATACGTTTAGAACTGTCATTTCTTGTCTGTTGTCTTGTCTTCCGTATCTTTATTTATGTTTTTTAACATCTTCTGTAAATCAGTAGTGCTTCCTACGAAGAGTGCATTAGTAGTATTGTTAGTCACCTTCTTATCTTCTGCATCTAATTCTTTCATCTTTCGTTGTAAATCTATAAGTTTCTCTGTAGTATCTGCAACGTTTTTAATCATTAATGCAGCAACTTCATATGCTCTTGGATGATCACTGCTCTGTGCGACCTCTAGGATCCCATCTACTGCCTCTTGTCCTTTAGAAACTAGATTATGCATCTGTGCACGTGCAGTCTCGTAGTCATGTCTTACATCATCCTCTTGACTTTTCTTAAGAAGAGGTTTAACTTTATCGACATGCTTCTTCAAATCACCTTTCGGTTCTTCTCCAAATGCTTTATCTAGTCCAGAAAATTCCATTAGATGTTCTCATCCTGTCCACTTACAGGATTATATTTCTTCATGTCAGTATACTCAGAGAACAACTCACCAAATCCAAAGTCGTCATCAGATTCTACTAAAGCATGATCATCAGCATTAACTATGAATACATTTGATCCTACACTATGTACAGTAGGAGTTGTCTTCTCATATCCTCTAATAACACTTAGATTATTACCAACCTTGTTAGATACTCTCATGAGTTCATTACCAATGTATATGTTGTCCCATTGATTGATACCAGAAGCATTGGCAACTGCAAATCCAGTAGCAGTTTTACTAATAGTTCCAGAAAGAGTTGTTGCTACTGTACCATCTCTATCAATAGTAGATTCTGGTTGTACAGTATATCTCTTTGCTCTTGGTGCTGTAGTAGTGTCTGTATTTGCGTAGTAATCGACTTGAGTCTTCCTGACAACTTTTGCATCTGTGACAGGACCGTAAAGGTATGTTTTAGCAGTAAATGATAGAGTGTATATAATTGCTCTACGAGTTGCAAAATCTCCCTCATAATCATCTTCATAGTCTATATTGTTTAAGACTATAGGTACGTCTTTAGTTTCTCCAACAGTTGTTAATAATTTTACAGATAGATTATAATGAGGTTGGAATATAGGTAATATTTGTTCTATAATTTGCAGTCCATCATCTTGGTTCTTTGCTATGACTGCTAACTCAAAACCTATGTTATATGGCACAGGCATGTATACATTTTTATTTTCGTCTGAGTCTTTCTTAAATTTAATTTTTTGTGTAGGTGAAACTTTTCTTGTTGCATCATATGATATATCATTAATCTCAAATGAAAGTCTTGGAAGAGTTATCTGTACTCTTTTATTTGTAGGATCTGGATTCTGATCTAAACGTGCTAAGAATTTTTGTTTAGGACCATATGCAAGAGGTACTTTCATAACCTCATCCGATCTACGGATTTCTATGTTATTAAACAGAGTTCCGAAAGATACAATTGTCTTACGAAATATTTCGTTGTATGAATAAGTTCCTAGCATTAGATTGTGTTATCAGTAATAGATCCGACTGAACCAAATGGGTTTGCTTCAGTAAAGTCAATGATCTGATTGTCAAGAGTTTCAAAGTCATTGTTTTGATCGTACTCAGTATTAGCATTGTCGATCGTATTATATGTAGCAGTTGTAAAGGATGCACCCGAAGTACCACCTGTCAAAGTTTCTGGTACTGTAAATGTTCCAGAACGATTAATAACAATAAGTGTTCTTGTAGTATTATCCCAAGATTTAACCTCAGCAGTTACGTTAGATGAACCCCCAGTGACAGTTTCACCAACGGTAAAGTCTCCAGTACCACCTGCAACAAGACCAACTGTAATAGCATTTGCAAAAGCAGTCTCGATAGCATCGAGTTCTGTAATACCTGTATTGATCTCTTCGTCGCTGTACTCGAATAGTTCACATTGACACTCCCAAACATAGTTTCTACCTAACTGATAGAAAGGTCTTTCTACTTCTACAAATTTTATTTCAAACAAATGTTTAGTTATAGGAAACCAAATTAAGTCCCCTTCGTTGGGTCTGCCTTCGACGTTAAGGACTGTAGAATCATCCACGTTTTCTTTAAATTTTTCACGGGAGAATATAAAAGTTGTCTTGTCTTCAATACGGATTCCAAATTTTGTAAGTAACTCACCTTGTCCTTCCCATCCTTCAACATTATTGACGTAAGCTCTGATAGGTTTCGCTGACTCAAATTTTCCATCCGAATCTTCTTCAAAGATTGAATCTTGACTGACAATCGTTCTCGGAACATAGTAAATGTCTTGCCCATAAATCTCGATACTTTCTACAACTAAGTTTTCAATAAATTTTTGCTCCTGTGCAGAAGCATTTGCTTTCAATCTTCCTGCACTAGCATAGTTAGACTGAACGTAATCTTGAGCTGGTGAATTCTGTATTGCCATATTAGCCTACAATATCCAATGGTGGTGTTTCATAACGATCACGAAGATCTTTTTCAAGATCTGCCTTGAACTGACTAGCATCTTCAAGGATTTGACGACCATTAAGAGTCACCCCACCTAACATTTGAATACCATCATACTTGCTTAAGTTTCTACCCCACTGCTGTTGGAATAGTGCCTCAACATAATCCTTCAACCAGTTATCATTATACATGTCTGTATAGGTATCTGGATCTTGACGCATTGTCATGTCTACCATTATATAGTCTCCTACTGTGAGGTCGTCCCAGTCAAAGTCTAAGTAAAGTCTATTGGAATGTTCATTCCATTTAACTCTTCTATTTGCTTGAGAGTTAGTAACAAAGTCAAGAGTTTCTAAGTATTGAGATGTTAGGAAATAGTGTAATATCTGTCCATGAGTCATAGAGTAGATATCATTTAAAAATATTTGATATTTAATATTGAAAATATTACCTGGTACTATACTTGATGCACCTATGTTTGTATATACATGGTTAACACCTAAAGTACCTGGTGGTGTAGATACGTAATTATCTTGTCCATACCAAGGAGTTGATCCTTCTTGAGTAAATCCTTTTGCCTGTGTTTTGATAGCTTCAGTAACTTCAATTCTCATAAAGGTTTGAATACTACCATTGTAATGATATTCTTGGTAGTAATCTATTGCCTCTTCTATCAAATCATCTAGTTGTTCAGTCGCAACGTTAATATCTATCGTAGGATATCCTAATCTACGAAGAGCATAGTCTTTTAATTCTGTTTTACTTGCAGGTCTTGTAGCAGACATAGTTTATTAACCGAATGAACTGATAGTTAAGTTAGTTACATCATTAGCACCAACTGTTTCTCCTTTCTTGAAGAATCCAGATACATTATCAACAGTCACAGAGGTGGAATCCATCGCTGTGATAACTCCTGAACTATTAGAAGTTGTTCCAGTCAGAGTTGCTCCGATCTCCATAGTTGTGATGTCGGATAGACTGAAGGTAGCATTAGTGAATACAGTTGCAACGTTAACAGTTGCGTTAGTAAAGATTGTAGCAATGTCAATTGTAGCTCCGTTTCCGTGAATAGCTGATACTGGAATTGTACATCCATTTCCGTGTATAGCAGATACTGGGATTGTACATCCATTACCATGAATTGCTGTTGCATCGAATGTAAGAGAAGCAGCACCGCCACCACCAAGTTGAGCATCAGCAATTGTGATTGTCTCATTAACAATGAAACCAGCTCCATCATCTGTGACAGTGATGGAATCAACAGTACCACCGACTCCAATAACAACGGAGAATGTTGCATTAGCACCTGATGCCTGAGTAATATAATCAGATGTTCCTATGGTATAAGTGCCAGGTGTTCTTGCTGCGTCAGTTGCACCAAAGTTTCCTACAGTCTTAATACCAGATGCATTAGCGTTAACAATAGTTATAACTTCAGATGCTGCATATCCAGATCCATCGTTATTAATTGTAACTCCTGTCACAACTCCATTGTCTACAGTTATGTCTGCAGTTAGTCCAGTACCAGATCCAGATGATGTGGTAGCAATTGCAGATCCTGCTGAATATCCTGTTCCTCCTGTGGCAATTGTTCCTAGAGTTTGAACACCAGATGCGTTAGCATTTGTGATTGTGATAGTATCAGAAGTTGTAAATCCAGTACCATCATTATTGATTGCTGCTGCTGTGACCGCACCAGAGGCATCTACAGATGATATGTCAATAGTAAAGTCTGATCCAGATCCATCATTGGTTGTTGCGATTGCAGTTCCAGTTGAGTATCCTGTTCCTGCTGTAGCAATAGATCCAAGAGTCTTAACACCAGATGCGTTAGCATTGACGATTGTTATTGTATCATCAACTGCGTATCCAGATCCTGCAGCGTTTATTGCTGCACCAGTAACAACACCGTTTGAAGTTGTCAAGTTAACTGTCAATCCTGATCCAGAACCAACAGTTGTTGTAGCGATAGCAGTTCCGTTTGCATATCCTGTACCACCTACAAGTGTGTCAACTGTCGCTGCTCCACCTGCATTAGGGTTCGTAATTGTGATTGTATCACCTGCAGTATATCCTGTTCCTGCAGCGTTAATAACAACGTTTGTTATTGCTCCGTTTCCATCAACTGTAGTATTGACTGTTAGGGCATCATCACCAGATCCAGAGTTTGTTGTAGCAACACCATTCGTTGCTGTAAATCCACCAACACCACCTGATAATGTACCCAAGTTAAGAGTATCAACACCACCAAGATTAGAGTTAGGAATTGTTATTGTTTCTCCTATAACGTAATCAGTTCCTGCTTGATTCAATGCAATTGCTGTAATAACACCATCAGCATTTACTGTAGTATCAACTGTCAATCCAGTTCCTAATGCAGATGCTGTTGTAGAAACGTTTGTGCCAGCTGTGAATCCACCAACACCACCTGATGATATTGATCCAAGAGTGACAACTGAACCAGGTGTAGGATCACCAGATAGATTTAGTTTTAATGTAGTAGAAGTTGCAAGATTATTCAACATTGCCTTGAGTTGCTCAAACGCATGATCAAGTTTTGTTTGTACTCTTGCTTCTGTATGATATAGATTAGTTCCTTCTGGAAGGTTTGTAGTAGACTTCTGACTTAGATCTAAGTTTGCACCAGTAGCAGCAGCAACTCTTGCATCTGCTCTTGAGTCTGTAAAGAATACTTGTGTGGATCCTTCTGTTATATTATCAGTATTGATATCTGACTGAGTTACAGCAAGTCCACCTGCACCATCATGCTCAATACCTGTGCCATATGTAAAGTGTCCTCTAGTTCTCGCAGCAGTAGTGTATAGATTTGATGTTCCCTCAGATAAATTATCAGTATCATGGTTATTAAGATTCGCTGCTTGAGTTGCAGTTCCAGTTAAGGTTCCTGTAATTGCAGTGATATTTGCACTATCACCATAAATTGCATTATACCTCTTACTGTTAGAACCTAAACTATAAGTTGAGTTTGACTCAGGTTCTATAGTTTTAGAAGTAGTAGTAGATGCTAAAAGATTACCAGTGACATTTCCTATTACATTACCAGTAACAGTATCAATAGCAGCAGCGTCAGCGTGAATGTTTGCCCATTGTACTGAAGAAGTACCTAAAGTATAGGTTGAATTTAACTCAGGAACTATAGATTTTGCTTGAGTAGAAGATGCTAAAAGATTACCAGTAACATTTCCTACTACATTACCATTGACTGTGGTAATAGTAGCTGCAACACCGTAAATGTGTGCCCATTTATTACTACTGCTACCTAAATTATAAGTTGAATCTGTCTCAGAAATGATAGTCTTAGCAACAGTGTTAGCTGCTAAAAGATTACCAGTAAGATTTCCGACTACATTACCATTTAATGTTCCTCCTGACTCTAAAGTAATATCATCAGCATGGATATTTGCCCATCTTAATGAAGTAGTACCTAAAGTATGTGTTGAATCTGTATCAGGAACTATAATTTGTGCTTGAGTCTGTGCTGCTAAAAGATTACCAGTTAGATTTCCTATTACATTACCTGTAGTGGTATCAATATTTGCAGTATCAGCATGGATTCCTGCCCACTGTTTAGTGCTAGAACCTAAATTATATGTTGAATTTGTCGCAGGTTCTATAGTATTTGCTTGAGTTGTAGATGCTAAAAGATTACCTGTAACATTACCGATTAAATTACCTGTGGTAGTGTCAATATTTGCAGTATCAGCATGAATCTGTGACCATTGTAAACTGCTAGAACCTAAATTATATGTTGAATTAGAAGCAGGAACTATAGTTTTGGCATTAGTTGTAGAAGCAGAAAGATCACCAGTAAGATTTCCTATTACATTACCAGTCATGGTATCAATAGCTGCAGCATCAGCATGGATATTAGACCATTGTAATGACGAAGTACCTAAAGTATAGGTTGAATCTGTCTCAGGATTTAGATTCTTAGCGGTTGAGGATGATGCTACAAGATTACCTGTTACATTACCAATCAAATTACCTGTAGTAGTATCAATATTTGCAGTATCAGAATGAATCTGTGACCATTGCTTAGTGCTACTACCTAAATTATAAGTTGAGTCAGTCGCAGGTTCTATAGTATAAGCATCAGTAACTGATTTTGTAAGATCACCTATGAAAGCTGTAGCAGTAATTATGTTAGAAGCAAAATTACCACTTGTATCACGTAAGACTAAGTTGTTAGCAGCGTTGGTAGCAGAAGATGCAACGTTAATTGTAGTATTACCAGATACACCATCAGCATTTGTTAGCGTAATACCAGAAGATGCTGTGACTTGGAACGTACGATGATCATATGTGTTCGCAGCAGTCCTGACCATATATCCTGTACCAGTCTGTGCAGCAAGTGCAGTTATATCAGCATCGTTAAATGTGACTGAGAGTGTAGGATCAGAACCACCATTGATTGATACTGAGCCATCTACTACACCATCAATAGTAAGTGTTCTAGCAGTCTTCCAAGTATCAGCAGTTGATGCGTTTCCTAAGAATCCTGCAGCAGCACCAGTTCCAGATGCAGCAGTTATTTGTCCTGCAGAGAAATTACCAGATGATCTAGTTACAACACTATTACCAGTTGTGTCTGTAGCACTTGTGTTTAATCCATCAAGTAAATCTGCGTTAAGATTATTGACCTTAGTTGTAGATGCAACTACTAATGGTGCAACACCCTGAGCAAGTTGAGAAATTATTTGACCATCAACTGTTGCTGTACCATCAACATTTAAGTTATTATCAATATCAACAGATGTACCTGCACCAGTTACATGAAGTGAACCTGCTCTAAGAGCACCATCAGTACCAGAGAAAACTTCGCTATTATTAGTAGCAGTAGTCATAAAGGCAAATTCTGATGTACCTCTATCAAATCCGAAGAATCCAACTTTAGCAGATCCATCATAATATCTAAATTCTATACCCCTATCTTTACCATCATTAGATGCAGGAGCAGTATCACCACCTAGAGTAAATACAGGATCATCTATAGTGACCGTTGTTGAATTAACTGTAGAAGTTGTACCATTAACTGTAAGATTACCTGTGACAATCAAGTTAGACTGGGCATTAACATCTCCAGCTACAGTTAAATCACCTTGTGATACTGTATTACCATTATCAGTATCAACTGTAAACTTATCAACAGCACCAGCTGTTTGTACTTTGAAGAACTTATTATCTGCCTTAACAATTAATTGGTTCTCAACGATTGTTGAACCTGATATATTTGCACTACTATTAAGATCGAGAGCACCTGATAGTTCAGTACCACCATAAACTCTAAGCCCGCCACCAACTGCTAAGTTTTTCGCTAATCCAATACCACCAGAGAATCTTGCAGCACCATCAGCAGCGTATGATCCTGTTAGAGTTTGCTCTGTGTTGTTTGTAAATGTATTGACACCAGATGTTCCGAATGTATCGTTGATCTGAGTTGCATCACCTACTGTTAATGTTCCAACAATGTTTGTATTACCGTTATCAGTATCAATACTAAACTTAGTTACACCAGAACCAGTGTTTATATTAACTACCTCATTATCACTTTGAATAATCAAAGAGTCATTAATCGTTGTTTGACCTGCAACAACTAAAGTACCATCAGTTGCAATATTACCTGTAGAAGATGCAACAGTCATCTTATCAGTAGTTCCTGATCTGACTGCAAAGTTTGCATCAACATCTAAGGTGCCATTTATTTCTGTGTTGTTAGCAACAGTTAGCGTACCACCAAGAGTTGTATTACTATCAACATTAAGTGTTGAATTTAATTCAGTGTGACCATCAGCAGTCAACGTACCTTCAATATTA